ATGACACTGCCGGGCAGGTGCCGCGGTCAGTGCTGACGATCGAGAACGTGGGTCGTGGCATCACGCAAGACCTCGAGGCCTTGCAGCCCAATGAGGTGGTCAGCGCAAAGCTGATGATTGCCGACAAGGGTTCGCCCAGCTTGATCGAGCGAACGATCAACCTCCCGATGACCACGATCAGCGTCAATCCCACGGCCGCGACGGCGCAGTGCGGCGTGGATTCGATGATGCGGCAGCAGTCGGTCCTGCTGCGCTTTACGCCGCATCTCACGCCGGGGATCTTCTGATGCGTGTCGCTGACGTTGACCGCTTTGTCGGCACTCCATACGACGCCGAGACCTGCGACTGCGCCGACTTCGTCGTGCTTGTGCAGCGCGAGCTTTTTGGTCGCGACATCGCTTTGCCGAACGGCCGGCCGCGTGGTGCGCGCGGACAGGTGGCGCTTGGTGAGCTCTCCAAACCATACGGCGCTCGCACAGATACGCCAGCCGATGGCGACCTGGTGGTGATGTACGAGCGCGGCAGGCCCGCGCACGTCGGCGTCTATTTCTGGCTAGCCCATGAAGGGCATTGCCTCCACAGCAACGAACGCAACGGGTGCGCAGTGATTCATCGGATTCGTGATTTGGCCGCATTCGGTGCGCCAGTGGAGGGTTACTACGCATGGGCGTGATGGAAGCTCTACCCGGCCATAGCCGGCTTGTCTGCACGCCGCATCCGGTCATCCTGGACGGCCAGACCAACATCGCCGCCAAGATCGAGCCAGGCGAGCAGCTGGGCGCATTTCTCCGCCGCAACGTGCCGGAATGGAATGGCGACGCGTGGGAAGTACGCATCAATGGCGTGCTTGTGCCGGTCGAAATTATGGAGCGCGTGCGCCCGAAAGACGGGACGCTGATCGAGGTGCGCGGCGTCGTGCGCAAACAGGCGCTCTACATCGTCGCGATGGTGGCGCTGACCTATTTCACGTTCGGTTTTGGCGCAGCAACAGCCGGTGCCTGGGGCGCTGGCGCTGCTGCTGGTGCGTTCGGTGGTGGTGTCGTGGGCGCCCTGTTTGCGTCGGCGGTGTACGTCGCCGGTTCGGCGCTGGTCAACAAGGCGCTGGGTCCAAAGCCAGATTCGCCGTCCTCGCAACAGGCCGACTCGGTCTACAACCTCGGTGCAACCCGCAACCAGCCTCGCCAGTACCAGCCGCTGGCGCTCAGCTTCGGCACGGTGCGCGTTACACCCGACGTGCTCACCAACCCATACACATACTACGAGGGCAACGACCAGTACGTGGCCCTGGTTCTCACCCCCGGAATCAACGTCTCCAGGGTGGAGGAGCTGTATCTGGGTGATGCGCTGCTCTCATCGTTCGAAGGTGTAACGACGTGGTTCAGTGGTTTTTCCGGCATGCCGGAGCAGACCATTCCGCTCTACAGCAACGTCGACACCGTGGACGGCGGCGAGTTGCCGGACACCAAGGCGTGGGTCACTCGCACGACGAGCGCCGACACTGTGCGCATCCAGGTCAATCTCGAGTACATCCTGGGCGGCGTGGGCACTTCGGGAAAGCCCTACCAGGTGGGCGAAACTGTCGAGGTCCAGTATTGCCCAACTGGCACGTCGCAGTGGACCTCGCTGATTACGCGGACGTTCCAGAGCAAAGACCTCGCGACGACGCGGCGCGCGACGCTGGCGCAGGATGTTGCACGCGGTCAGTACGACGTGCGCGCCCGAATCCTGGGGCAAGGCAACTACTCGGGCTCCAACACTCAGCGCAACGATTTTCAGTGGAGCACGCTGAGCAGCGTCCAGGCCGACGACACGCTGTATCCAGGGATCCCTCGCATCGGCATCCGCATGAAGGCCACCGGGCAGCTCAACGGCGCGCCGGACGAGATTCGCTGCGTAGTTCACACCAAGGCGACCGAGGTGTGGAATGGATCGACCTGGGTGCAGCAGGAGACCTCCAACCCGGGCGCGCAGATCCTGCGTTATGCCCGGGGTCTGGCCGACGAAAACGGGAAGCGAATTGCGGGCATCGGCCTGGACGACCAGATGATCGACGTGCCCGCGCTGCAGGCCTTTACTCTGCACTGCGCGGCCAACGGCTACACCTACGATTACTGCATCAAGGATGCCCGTAGCCACGAAGAGATGGTGAACGCGCTTGCCCTGGTCGGCATGGGGCAGGTGACGTGGGCCAGTGGCAAGCTGAGCGTGGCATGGGCGGCGGACGAACAGCCGCTCGGCGGCGTCGTCAACATGGCCACCATCCGCAAAGGCCAGTTCCAGGTTGACTACACCCTGGTCAACGCAGCCGATGGTGTCGAATACACCTACTACGATCGCGAGACGTGGGAGCCGGTGCCGGTGCGAGTCAAGGCGCCGGGTGTGGAGACAATGCTGGCTCCGGCACGGCTCACCGGTGAGGGCATCACCAATGCGGCGCACGCGGCCGAGATGGCGCGCTATCACCTTGCCCAATCTCTTTACCAAGCCAAGGACATTAGCTTCAGCACGCACATCGAGCACTTGAGCTATCGGCGACTGTCGCCGCTGGCCCTGCAGCACGATATGACGCAGTGGGGCTACGGCGGCCGGTTGCAGGCCGCGGTAAATACCGACGGCACCGTCACGTTGACGCTGGACGAGCCTGTGCCCGCGCCGGCGGCCGGCAGTGCCTTCATCGGCTTGCGCATTCCGGGTGAGCGCGTCTATCGCGTGTTCGGCGTGCAGCCGTTTGCAGGCGAGTCGAGGGTGATCACGCTGAGCGAGGCCTGGCCGAGTGACGCGGCACTGCCTGGCAACAACGCCTTCAACCCTGCGCACGACACCATCTGGATCTACGACTTCAAGCAGACGCCGGGCTATCGTGTGCGGGTCGTCGGGATCCAGCCCGAGAGCGATCTCAAGGGCGCTAGTGTTTCGGTGGTGGCCGAGCCACCGGAGTTCTGGATTTACGTCAAGACCGGCCAGTTCATCCCGGCTCCGAACCAGTCGTTGCTACGCACGCGCCCCATTGCGAGCAATCTCAAGATCAGCGAATCGCAAGTTGTGCAAGGTGACACCGTGTACACCGAGCTGGTGGCGACCTTCGATATCACCGGCCCCACAGGCCGCACGCTAGTGATGTCAGACCTGGATGGAAATTCCGAGCTGGAGCTGGTCGCCGACACGATCACGCGCACCGCGCGCTGGCGCATCCCCGGAGCAGGGACGTACCCGATCCTTGTTCGGCCGATCAACCCGGAAGGCTTTCCGGGCGTGTCAGTCAGCGGCACTTACACCACCGTGGGCGCCGGGTCGGCGCCGGTCAATGTGGATGATCTGACGATCGACGAGTTGTCGGGTGGCATTCGTCGGTATGCCTGGTCGTTTGATGCGGACACGATTCGTTCGCCCGACTACACCGGCGTGCAGATCCGCTACATCGCCGGCAGTGTTGCCAACCCGAATTGGTCCGCAATGACTCCGCTCGGCGACAACGATGGCTACCATGCGTCGGCGTTCGAATCGACGCTGCCGGAGGCTGGCAACTGGACGTTCGCCGTTCGCGCCATGAACACGAGCGGCAACCTGTCCAACACCATGCTGACAGTGCAAAAGGCCCTGTCCAATAATCTTGGTCAGGAGCTGGTGCAGGTCGTGCAGAAGCTGAGCCGCAATGAGCAGCGCCTGGTCGAAACCATTGAGCAGGTGGACGCGCAAGCAGAGTCGATCATCCAGCAGGAACTCAACATCTCCCAAATCAACGGACGGGAGGTGCAAAACCGGGCGTACATCTCTGAGCTGATGGAAACGTCTGTGACAGAGGAGGGAGTCTCGGCGCTGGTCCAGCAGCAAGTCGGCGCCGCCACCGGCGATCTGCAGGCTACCGTTCAACAGACATCGGAAGCGGTGGCGAACCTCAACGGCACGCTATCGGCCTACTACAACGTCAAGGTGCAGACCACCGTCAACGGCCGGGCGTACCTGGCGGGAATCGGGTTCGGCGTCGACGCCAGCGGTGGCGTTGCGCAGAGTGAAATTGCCCTGCTCGCCGATCGCCTGGTGCTGCTCAGTTCGACGGCGGGAGGGCAGTTCTACTATCCGTTCGAGGTGGTCAACGGGGTGGGGTATTTCAACGCTGCAATGATTCGCGACGGCACCATCACCAACGCGAAAATCGGCGAAGAGATCAAGTCCCTCAACTACCTCTGGGACGGTGCCAACGGCATCTACCGCGGCTGGCGGATTGGCAAAGACGGAACAGCGCAGTTCGGCGGTGACGTGGAAGTGCGTGGCAACGTGCTGGCGAACACGATCAGTGGCACGTTTGAGCAATCGGTGTCGATCGGCTGGAGTGGAAGCATCGCAGCAGGCGTGACGCCTGTGTTCTCCCTCGGGCCACCGCTTAAAGCCGGCGAGTCGCATCGGCCTGAACTGACACTCGCTCTGTCGCTGCAGACCGGCGACGGCAATGACGCGACCAGCGTTCTAATCACGCTGCAACGGCAGAATCCCGACAACCCGAACGAGTGGTGGGACATCACCACCCGAACCTATGCCATCTTCAAATTCATGCAGGCCTCTATGAGCTTTGCCTATCTGGACGCGTGGACCAACGTGACCAACAACTTCCGATTCAACGTGGTTCAGGGCTCAGGCCAGAACGTCAACCTAGTCGCAATCGATGGCCGCATCCGCGGCAGCCGCTGAGGAGCGCGCTATGGCAGATCCTGGCTATCTCAGTAATGCAGAGCTTGCAAACCAGATCGTCGCGCTGGTGCAGCGATACAACATCTTCACCGGGGAACAGGTTGCGTTCTTTACGACCGATGAGCCCACCGTGTCGATCACCGTTGCCGATGGCAGCACGATCACAGTGCCATCGCTGAATGCGATCCTGGCCGGAGGCGGAAGCGGCGGCATAGCGATTTTTGAATCCGTGGCCGAGGGCGTCGCAGCTGTCGCCAATGGACAGCTGTTTTTTGTCACCGTGGACTCTGGCAGCTATCTGGGGCTATACCGGAAGTCCGGCCTGCTCGGAGAAGAGGTGGGGCGCTACCCGAGCCGTGATGCGATAGATGGGACAGCTGTGTATGCAGATATCGGTTCGGCCGTCGGGCATGCCGATGCGGTCATGTTGACGCCATTCAATGAGTTCGATCTGGATACGGTGCCGCAGGTGGACACGGCTGGGCGCGGCTTCAATACCGTTATGGACGAGATCATCAACGGCGTGACGTTGGCCAATGCCAAGGCCAATTTTCATTTCACCGTGCGCGATGACCTGGCCCGACTGACCGGCGTGCGCACGGTCTGCATCTGGACGCAGTGGTTTTCGATCTGCAGCAGTGTCGACGGCACGAACCCTGGAGTCGTGCAACCAGCCATCAACGCTGACATCGCCAGCAAGCTGTCCAGCAGCACGCAGTGGAGCGTGCGGGGAGCCGGTGCTTCCGGCGCCCTGCAGCTGCAGGGGTCGGCCGGCGGCACGCAGGATGACTGTGCGCAGGTGCGTGGGATGAAATACCTGCTCGATCGCGGCTACGAGGTGGGTTTTGTCCCGATCGTGCTCGGGCGGGTCAGCGGCAGCGGCCTGGCCGAATCCCAGTCCCTCGTATGGCGTGGCTTTTTCCACTGGGCGAGCACTGCACAATTTTCGACGTGGCTAGACAGCTACAAGGCCATGCATGCGCACTACATCGCGCTGTTCCGCGGAAATGGCATCACGCCGGCGTGGTGGTATCTCGCTTCCGAGTTCAGTGCGATCGAGAAGTCAGCGCCGGATGCGCAATGGGCAATGTGGGTGGCGGCCTGCGCGCAGATTGCGGCTGACGTGCGCGCCACCTTCCCGGAGTGCCGCATCGCCTATGCCGCCAACTACACCGAGTATGGCGTGGGCACCGATTTCCGCGTCGATGCCATTTGGACGCAGCCGAATATCGACGAGGTCGGCATCGAGTGGTACTTCCGGTTGACCTCTGGCGTCACTGGAAGCGCTGAGAGCATCGTCGCTGGCCTCGCGGCAGGTGAGGACATGGACTACACCTACAGCACGTCTGACGGCAACCAGCGCAAGCTCAGCGGCTCCAGCGGGCAGGGCAAGGCCAATGAGACCCGCACGCCGATCGACGCCAGCGCCGGCATCAAGAACACCGTGGGCTTCTGGCAAGGGGCGCACTACGTGCCGAAGCAGGCCGGATGGATCGCTCAGGCAAGCCCGCAGCCAGGTTACGGCCGCGGTTACGATCCCTACGGGTTGCCGGGCATGACCGGTAACGCGGTGGTGGCCGTGGCGCCTGGCGTGATCTACCCGGGCACGTCAGGTGCGCACTATCCACCGGCAGGAGCCTCGACCTATCTGCTATGCGACGGCACCGCCAGTGCAGGCTATGGCCAGTTCAAAACGCCTACGTTCAGCGGTGGCACGCAGACCGAATGGAGGCTTGAGGTCGATTTCCAGGTCACGGCCACACCCGCAGGCAACTATGCGCGCGTGCTACGGCTCGGTGGTGCAGTGGAGATCATGGCCGATGGCTCGACACTGAAGCTCGGTGTCGGCCCTGATGGCAACCAGTACTTCGCCGATCTGGGTGCGCTCAACACCAGTGCGCACACGCTGGTAGCGTCTCTCAACATCGGCACCGGCCTGCTGACCATCGTCTATGACGGTGTGTCAGCCCAGTACTCGATTCCTGCCGCGCAGCGGCCCGCGATCCCTTCCAATGCGGATTTTGTCATCGGCGGATACAACCCCAACAGCAACCTGACACCACTCAGGGCGCACCGGCTGCAGCTGACGTTCGTTCGCGACGGCGTGCGCTGGGGCGGGACGTTCCATTTCGACGACACCTACGCTGGCGTGCGTACGGCCTGGGTGCCCAAGATGAAGAAGATTTCCGCCACCGAACTTGGGTATGCGTCGATCGGCGGCACCTGCGTCGAGCCCAGTCAGTTCGTCTACGCGGATTTGGGCAGCTCGGCGATGCCGCTGCCGGCAATCCTCGACAGCACGACGCGGGCTATCTACCAATCTTTCATTGCAAAGGGCTGGAAGCCGGCGGAGGTGTATGCGGCCTACGGTAGCAGCTTCAATTACGCCCCGTTTGAGCAGTTCTATGCACTGCGCGAAACCCTTCGCTACATGCAGGCCCTACAGCAGCGAGGCATGCTCAAGTCGATCTGCCTGTACAACCTGGATGCGCGGCCAGCTGCTGCAATGGCTGCAACGCTTGGCGGCGCGCTGTACTACGCAGATGCACCGATGTCCGTCTTCGGGCACTCGCTTAACGGCAAGCTGGCAGGCGGTAGTTCGCTGTATCACGATCGGATTCTTCAAAGAGGGTCGATCCTGTAGCATGCGGCGTGTGTCTCAGCCTGGGAGATTGCAAAGGCTGAACGTGCTGTCACACAAGTCAGGACACCGAGATGCCCACAGTCGTCCCCGTCTATTTCGGATCTCCCACTGCCGCGCAGCTCGCCGATGACCTCCGCAGGTATGGAGTGGTCGCAGTGGACACTATGCGGACAGCCGCCCGGCAGCTCGCCGCCGAAGTGGAGCGGGAGTTGGGACTGCCATCGGCTTTAGAGGATCGCGGCGAGTTTCTGCTGCACCTCTCGTGCGTGGTGCAGCCGGCGATGGAGATCGGCTACATCGACTATTACGTCTACCCGCGTGCATTCGATCGGGATGCTATGGAGGCCAGGGGAATGGTCGAGGCTGCAGTGCGGCAGTGGCACTATGCAGGTCAGCCCAGCCGCTTCGCGGCCAGGCTCAACGTCTGAAAGGACAAGTCGCGCGCCCTCTCGAACCGCGACGAGGTGCGGCTGCAAGCCGGGGGCCATCTTGCGACTGCGGGGTGGCACTTATCCCTACGTGATGGTGGTCGAGTAGATGGGTCGCACTAGGTTGAAGATCGCGGCACTGCCCTTGGCACCGCCGCTATTCAGAAATCGGTCTTGTCCATCCCAGTGAGCGGCGCGATACTGCCGGTCGATCCGGCCTATGGACTTGCCGGCGTGATGCGGCCTGCATGCCAGGGAAAGAGGCGCGGCCGGTGCTGAGATAACAATCTTTGAAGAATCTGCCTTTGCATGCTGTTGCATACGTGAGCGAAGCGCGTCGACCCATGTCAATGGGCGAGCTTGACCGTTTACTCGTATCGGCAGGCGCACGAAACGCGCTGCGCGGGGTTACGGGTGCGCTCCTCTACGACAACGTCCGATTCTTCCAATACTTCGATGGCTCCCTGGCCAGCGTGCAGGAAACCTACGCGCGAGTTAAAGCGTCCACGCGTCATACCGTGGTCGCCGAGATCTACAACGGCCCTATAACTGAGCGTCATTTTCCAGACTGGCAGATGGGTTGCCGTAAAGTGCACGCCGGTTCGATCGTGGAGATCAGTGCGAAACGATGGGACCGAACGAGGATTGCATTAGCTGCCGCGGGAAAAAAGCCAGAAGCAATTCAACACTTGTTGGCGTTTTGGGACACGCCCCATCAGGTATAGGCGCCGTAGTTACTGATCGAAAGGCACTGCCGCCAGCTGTGTTAGCCCCAAGGCTCCGCTCCGGCGGAGCTTTTTCTTGCCCTGCACAAATGCACACTCTTACGATGGGTCGTTCCAGCTTTGCGAAGCTGTGCCAGCCGTATTGCCAAGATGGCCGCTCGAGCCGGCGGCGCCTGAGCAGCGCCAGGCCGGCACCTTCCCGGACACCATCGCTTCCCTTAATCTCGTGCAAGGGGGCGGCTATAGCTGCCTGTCCACTCAGGAGGCGAGCCATGATGATCAGCATTCCAGTGTTCAACGGTGAACCGGTGGTGAGCGAGGTAATTGATGCCGTGCGAGAGTTTGGGTTAGTAGTGCTGGACACCACGCGACCTGACGCCGCTAATATCTTCGGCAAGGTGCAGAGCGGCTTCGGGCTGGACTTGGACCGAGAGCATGATGAGGTTCTACTGCACCTGGCCGCACAGGTGGACGATGAAGACGGCCGCAGTTGGATCGACTATATCGTCTACTCCCCCGCGTTCGACGGGAATCCGCTCAGAGTAAAAACGCTGGTAGCGCAGGCGCAGTCGCAGTTTGTGGCCGCTCGCTGGCCGGATAGCTTTATTGCAAGAGTGCATAAGTCCGTTTGATTGTCCGAATGACGCCCACGGCAGGGGCTTTAGGCATCGACATCCATTAAGCAATCAAGGCCTGTGTAGCTTGGTGTACCGCTTGTTTGGGCGCCAATCTTCTGAATGGTAGTTGCTATCGGGGTAAAGGCTTCCGACGCTCTGCGCCGGTTCTGGCTTCGAAATCGCGCTGATGACTTGCTCTTGCGGTGCGTCAAGGAACGACTTGGATTTGATAGGGTCAATAGAGTCTGCTTGTTCCCTGGCCCAGGTGGCCCAGGCCTGAAGGTCTTTGTCGGAAGTAGGGTTTTCGCTAGCCCTGTTCGCGCTAACCACCTCAGTCACATAATCGCGCAGGTCTTTGGCTAGCCGGTATGCAGTGGCATCATGGAAGAGTTTTTCTAGCTGTGCTTTCCGGGTCCGCTCCAAGCGTGCTCTTTCTTCTTCTTTCTTTGCTTCTTGCACGGCATTTTCCACCCTGCGGCGGGTTTCGCGGTCTTCACATGCAATTTCATACCTCCGTATTTTCGTTGTCCGGTAAAACATCTCTATAGCAATGGCAATTCCTGCCACTATATTATTAATGTCGTGTTCGATTTTATGATCTTTGCCGTCTTCCCATGTCGTCTGCATTCCGGGTGGCGGGTCTTTGTACCAGATAATATCCAGCCTAATTTTATCGGTTGCGGGTCTATTCGCTTCAGAACTTCGATGGTAGCTATATCGTTCTTTGGTGGAAGGGTGGTCAAGTTTGAAATCTATTTGAGAGCCGTTGCGAGATGCTACGGTGAAGTTCTGTGGATTTGTTCCTTTCCCTTTCGCCTGCAATCCGACCTTTTCAACTCCTTTGAAAATTGCATCGAGCAAGCGCAGCCTTCTTTTCTCAAAAGGGGAGCAGAATAGTCCCTCCCGCTCCCACGATGAGTAAGGGAGAGCTCGTGCTCTCTCTTTACGTCTTTCATCACTTTTGAGTAGCGAAAAAATTATGGGGTGAGGCTCCGAGGTTGTCCTAGGAAGCGCAACATGACCGACCGCAATCTTCGCGCGCTCCGCCAGCTCCGGGATGTTTTCGACAAATTCAGGCTTGGGCGGCAGGTCCTCCAGAGCAGCAAGACGCTCCTTGCGTTCCGTCCAAGATTCTTTGCCTATAGTGACTAAGTCATTTTCCCCAAACCCACGTGGTGGCAGATTGGGTTTAGGAGGCAGTTTTGCACCAGCTTTTAACTTAGCCCAATAGCCGCGCCCTGGCATCGCCATGCCGAGTTGTCGGCATATTTTTCCCAACGCAACGTCGGATATCCCGAAATCCGGCGCCAGATCCTTGATCGGCTTTGACCAAATGAGGTTGTAGAACTCTTCGCGTGTGAACTGGTGTTCCATCTGCGGTGTCCCATAGCTCTAGGTAGGCGGAGAGTCTTCCTCCGTTGTCGGGATTCTATGCAAAGATTCAGGCCGCAGCTGGGTGTAACGCTTGAGCTCTGTCCATGACTCGTGCAACGTCACGGATGCGACCTCCGGTATGTCGTAGCCCTGTTCGAACAGTCGGGACGTTCCTTCGTGTCGCAGGTCGTGGAAATGTAGATCTTCGATCCCCAGCTTGGCACAGGCACGGGTGAATGCGGTGCCGATCGACTTTGGGTTGTACGGGAAGATTCGCTCTTCGCCCTTCTCCCGTGGTTGCCGCTGTACAAGCTCCCAGGCGGTGCCTAGCAGGGCGAAGCGCTTGTGGTTGCCCTCCTTGTGCCGAGGGTGTTTCGCGTCGCGCAGTAGCGCGGTACGCGTGGCGGCGTCCAAGTCCGGCCATAGCAACCGGGTGATCTCGCTTTCCCGCTTCGCCGTCATGATCGCGAAGTCGATGATGTCGGGCATGGGGATATCTGAGCGCCAGGCCGCCGCCTCGAAATGGGTGCGCAGACGCTGCAGCTCTTCCGCTGTCGGGCGCCGCTCCCGGCGCTTGGACTTTCCCACCAGTTTCAATAGGCGCAGTACTGGGCGCGCTTCTGCGACTGGATCGACCGCGGAGCGTACCCCGAGCATTGGGCCGGCGAGCTTCAGTAGCTCCGACAGGTAGCCCAGTTCGACATTCATGGTCGCCGGGGCGCAGGCTGGGATCAACTGGCCGCTCTCTATGACGTGTCGCCCTTCCACGCGCCGGCGCGAGTGCTCGATCACGTCGTTGGCGGTCAGTCGCTGGGCGACGATCGGTCCCAGCCCCTCGCGCAGCCGTGTCATGTTGCCGGCCTGTGTCTTGCTGATGGCCTTCACTCCACCCAGCTCGTTGGTCCGCCAGTCGATCAGCTCAGCGATTGTGCGATCCCGACCTGCCTTCTCGCCGCGCGCGTCCAACTCTGCGAGCTCGCGTTCGATGCGCTCTGCCCAGGTCTTGGCCGCAGTCTTCGTTGGGAAGGTCTTCGATTTGGGCGCATGTCCCTTTCGGCGCACAATGGCGCGCCAACGCTTGCCGCGGGGTTGCAGTGTGGCCATCCGTGTATTCCCCGTTGTACCAGTTTGCTCAGTGGTACAACTATGGTACTTGCTAACGGGATGACGCAGGAATCTGCGGTCTCTAGCGGGATATCCAGGGATCTTCAAGTGTCTGATAAAAAAAGAAAAATGATGAATTTCAAGCCTCCCCAGTTATCCGTTGCCCCGATGATGGACTGGACAGATCGTCATTGCCGGGTTTTCCACCGTCTGTTGGCGCCGTCG